CCGCCGGTCCCGCCGGCTCCTATGACTACTGTATAAGAGTTATCTTTTTTCAGATCTATTCTTTGCGTTACAAGGGCACCTCTGCCTCCGTCACCGCCTTTTATGTATTTATTATTAAATATTTTTATGTGTTTCCCGCCAGCTCCGCCACCGCCGCCGCCCGCTATGGTTACCGTATATGTGCCATCTTTTTTACAATTGAATGTGTATGTTCCTGCAGAATTGTACGATGTATCTACTTTTCCTTCCATTTCTGTTGAAAGGGAAATGTCAAAGTATGGCTTTTTTATTTCATAGTCCCCAATGGTCCAATTGGTGTCGCTGTACCTTGACAGTTTCTGTATCGGATGTTTTCCTGATGCAATAAACATCACATCGGCAGATTGGCATGTCCTTAGTTCTTTCAGTTCATCTTCTGTAAACGGTGTGACAAGTTCTACTCCTGTATATCTGTTTCCTTTCCAAATTCGTATATATCTGTCTCCTATTTCAAGCATGAATGAACTGTCTATTGTTGTAAATTCTTTTAGAATTACTTTTTCATTTTTTGTCTTTCCACAGTACAAGGTTCCCCCACGTTTATACACCGCTCCATAGGGACGTATATAGGCATTTTCCGCAGTGAGCAAAGCGGCTGCGTATTTATCCAGGTCTATTCTATTTGCTACTTCCGGGGATATTTCTCCAGTGGCAAAGGATGATTGAATGTGGTAGATAGTTTCTCTTTGCATATTAGCCTCTCATATTGAAATATTTACGAGGGTATGTCGTTTCATGATGGTTCTGTACGGCGCTTTCCTGTTTCGCATTAATCAGCGCCTGATGCATAAGTTGGTACTGCAAGTTTGCAGCACTGGGACTTCCCGACAAAGGTACTGCTATATTTGCCGCCAGGGAATGAGACAGTGCTTCAATGAAATAATCAGTAAAGAGTTCTCCGTTCTCCACGTCTGCGGTATAGCTTGCATAGGCGTTTTGTATATCTGTGCAGATTACTTTTGTTGAGTCGTTTACCGTTGAAATGAAGTAGTCTTCTTTTCCAATTTCTCTTGCGCTTTCTTTTTCGTAGATTTTTCGGATGACAAGGCATTTTGCCGGGTAGGCATAGATGTACTTCCATCCGGGGATTTTTTCATTTAAGAGTGCGAGTTTTACATATCTTTCCGCAAATCCCCATCTGTGTTCGGACAGGAGTTTTCTTCTTAAATGGTCATAGAATATGCCGCATTGGATTGCTTCTTCCGACTCTTCTTCAATTGACGCTATTCTGCCTTGCCCGATGTAGGCAAGTGCCATATTGCAAATGTCTGTACTGTTCATAGATCCTCCTTTTCTCTATCTACTACTTTTTAAGTAGTTTTAAGAGTAGTAAACATAGAAAAAGAGGAGACGTTTTCACGTCATCCTCTTTGTCTTAACAGTGCTTTTTCGCCAGCTCCACCAGTTCTTCTTTGGTTTTAATGTCCTTCGGAACATCTTTCCCTGCACGGATTAATCTGGCGCGGAGTTCATTAGCGGAAAGGTCTTCTAAATTCCGCCCTCCTACCGCTTGTCCAAAGTGGATGCCACTCATACGAGGTCTACATCCATGGTGAGGAATGCGCGGATGGTTCCTGTTGTGGCCCCTGCTACTTCAATCTGCAGGAATTTCTTGCAGCCCGCCGGTACTTTCACTGCCGCACCGGCTCCTTCGTCTTTTGCGAGGGAGAGAGTTGTCAGCGTGACGGCCCCTGTCATATCTTCTTTGTCCGCGGTCTTAAGTGTGATTGTTGCCGCGGCAGAAAGCGGTTTCAACGCAATGACTTTCAGCCACAACGGATTATACGCGTCTCCGCCTTCGCCGTTATTTACGACTGTAGATTTTGTTCCTTTGGACAAATCCTGTTCATAGAAAAAAGTGTTTTCTGCATCAATAATCATTTGTTATTCCTCCTTATTTTGCTTCTGTAATGGCGTCTTCGGTATCCACAAGGGCGTCTTCTTTGCGGACAAGGACACCGTTGACGTAGATGGTTACCGGACCCTCCATTTTTTCACGGCGGGTAATGTAGGAATTGGCTTTGTCGCTATAGAAAATGGTAAGGAATGTATACATTTCCGGGGATACGTACCATACGGGATGTACGGTGTTGAGGTTCCTCATGCGTCCTTGTGCACGGATCATAGCGTCTACTGCAGCTTTTTTCTGTTCCACCGTGGCTGTTGCTGCGTTCAAGATTCCCAAATCAATGTTCCTTACTGCGGCAACCATTTCAGGATCTTTGACAGAAAGTCCCGGTTTCCACTTGAAGAGTGTGGAGAGGGCGCGGAATTTATATCCATCTGCATCGATGGCGTCTACCTCTCCCAGGTCCTGGCGTTTCAATCCTGCATAGCCGTACTTCGGGTAAATGCCTGTTACGGCACGGTCGCCCCAGCCCACAAGAAATGCGGAAGAAAGTTTGCCTTTCCCTGTTCCGCCGGCATTGATGACCTGGTAAGAGGCGTCGTGTTTCTTCCCGCCGTACTTATTGTAGCGGATTCCCAGTCCGTTAAATTCATCCAGATTCTTTGCGGAATTTCCGTAGAACATGTGGTGAGCCACTGCCTCACCCATGGCTTCCACAAACGCCATGTCTTCGGATGTTCTGAACGCTTCTTTATCCGGCGCAAGGGACACGAGTTCCACGTCCACTTCAGAGCGGGATTCCATCAGGCAGCAGGTGTCTGTTACCTGTTTGGTGCTGGATTTTCCTACCGGCACGCCGCGGTTAATCTGCCTAAGGTGTACTTCGGGCAAGCCGTTCCGCTGTGTGGTCTGGTTGCCTGTCGGCAGGTTCCCTTCTGCCCATCTTACGTCTTCTAAAATTGGATTGGACTGGACGAGAGTTTCAATGACCGTATCAATGGATCCATCCGGTGTTTGTCTTTTTCTCAAGTCATTTAATGTTAATGCAATTGCCATTTGTTATTCCTCCTTAATAATTCTCAAAATTGGTATTGGGGTACATGGGTGTTTTTCCGCCTTTTGCATTTCCGCCGCCTACGCCGCCGTCTTCGGAAACAAGTCTTCCCAGTTCGGAAATGGCACGTACGATTTCTATACGGTCTCCTACGCCTGTTTCGCTTAGGAGTTTCCTGATTCCTGGTGATGTTTTCTCCAGATGCTGGAGTCCTGCGCCGTATTCGTTCATGGTTTTCTCGAAGTCCGCCCCAAGTTCTTTTCGGGTTTCTTCCTGCCACTTGTCGTACTGTGCTTCCCGCATGTCGTTCATCTGCTGGATAAGCCCTTTCCCGTACTCAAAACCGTATGCGGCCATCTGGTTTGCCTGTTCGTTGGTAAGGTTCATTCCTTTACAGATTTCACCGAATTTCTGTGAAATGGCTTCATCTAAGGTTTCGCCTTCGGGCAATGCCGATGTGAAATCGTATGCTTCCGGTGCGCCTTGCGGGTTCTGCGGATCCGGTTCCTGGTTCTGTGCCTGCGGTTCTGTGCCTGCCTGCTGTGCCAGTCTTCCCGGTTCTTGATTCTGTACCTGTGGTTCTACCTGCGGGTTCTGCGGATCCGTGTTATTGTTCGCCTGTGCCTGCTGGTTCTGTACGCCTTCCATTTGTTATTCCTCCTTGTTTTCTAATAATGCTTTTGCTTTGAATTGAAATTCGATGTATTCTTTTTCGGCTTTTTGTCTTAGTTCGAATCCTTCTTTTCCTAAGAGTTCGACCATCTCTTTTTCTATCTGGATCCCGATTGACCTTCTGCCCTCGTTGTAGAATGTCTGCGAATTTCCTGTGAATGTTTCGGCTTTGTAGCCTGTCATTTCAAGAATGTGAATAAAAAACCATCTCCCCGCTTTGCTTTTCAAAACGGTTCTGATGGCTTTTACGTCTTCTTCTCTTTTCTGTTTTTCTATATATTTCCGAATGAGCACATCGTGCTCTGTTACATTTGTTTTCATTTATCCACCACCTATCCCCAAGAGGTTCTGCAATGCAGGGTTTCCATCATTGGCAGCATCTGTCAGGTTTTTCGCCGCCTGTGCCGCCGGTGCCATGGCCTGTGCCTGCTGCATCATGTACTGCTGTTCTTGCTGCTGTTCCATGGCTTCTTGTTCGGCTGCTATCATCTGCATAATTTCTTCCGTGCTTCTCTGCATGACGGCAGGAGCTCCAAGGAGTTCAAAGTATCTCTTGACTGTACCGATCGGATCGATGGCTTTCAGGGCTTCCGGATAGATCTGTGCCATTTGTCCGGCAAAGGATACGGCTTGTTCGATATTGACAAGGCCGCTCATTTTCTGCGCTTGGGCAAGAGGTGAGATGTATTCTATCTTGATGTCCTGGTCTGCCATTCTTTCGGCAAGTTCTTCCGGCAGTGGCGGGAATAGTCCCATTCTTTCGGCGATGTTATAGACTCTTTCGATAATCGGAGAAAGGAATTCATCCTGCAGGCGTTCTACCACAGGTCCCAGCTGCTGGAGTTTTTCCTGCTGGCGTTCCATAACTTCCCGCGCTGTCATCTGCGGAGTGTCGATGGAGTCGAGCATAAGGAAGAGGTCTGCGCTGTAGGTTCTTCTTATGCTTTCTTCTGTCCGTTGGATTTCTGTGGCAAGCCATTCCGGATTTCCCGGCACTTGGAAAAGAGGTTCTACTGTCGGATTAGTTCCCGTACTGTTTACGTTTGTATACCCGCCGGGGATTAGATCAACGCCTCCTATATCTCCTACACTGGCAGGTCCTTTCATGGGTGGTTTTACCATGAGTTCTACCGCCGTCAGGAAGTCTTTTTTCATAATCTGCAGCATTCTTGCATCGCCTTCGGCGTACCATCCTGGTCCTTTTCCATAAGGACTGCCTTCTATGGTTTGGTATCGTGCCGTTGGAACAGGAAATTCTTCAAATCCGCCGGTAAATAAAAAGCCTTTCCCTTCGTCTACTGATTGTTTATCTATCCAGTAGAGTGAGGTGTAAGGCATGTTTTTATTTCCTGCTTGTCCGACTGTTCTGAATCTGTTCGGCATGACAAGCCAATAGGTGGTAAATGATTTATTATATCTTCCGCTTTCGTTCTGCAGGGCGTCTTTGACGGCACGCGGCAGGTTTTCTTCTCCAAATTGTTCTAAGAGCTGGTCTGCCGTCATCTGGAATTCTCTGCAGAATGTATCTACTCTTCCGCTTGCTCCGCTTGCCAGGTAGTAGGTGCCGATGGTGTACTGCTGGAATCTTACGCCTGTTTCGGGTGACGCGAATACTCCCAGCGGTGCCTGCCCATGGGCAATTTCCATATAGCATGAATGGATGGAGTTATAGAAGTTAGATCGATGGAGCATGTACTCCACGATTTCCTGTCTGATATCCAGGACACTTGCGGCTTCCATATCTTCGTTTGCGCTGCTGTTTGAAAAGCCGAATTTAAACCATTGCCTTGACGGTGGTGTGAGTCCGGATTCCATCCCTGCGGCGAATGCGATATTAGCAAGCCACGCTACACCGTTTGAAATCATGAGGTCTTTTCTTCTGGCTTTGTTTGTGGCGTCCGCGGTGTCTCCAAATTCTCCAATAAAAGGAAGTTGGTGATCTCTTATATCTTTCCATCGTTCTTCATAGTCCCGCCGGTACTCCCGCATGGCTTTTACACGATGCAGTACGCTTTGTTTATCCGGCGCTCGGATTGTCGGCTGGTCCGCCGGCAGGGCAGCGGCTGTTATTGATAGTCTCTCCATTTTTTACCCCAATGTTGATTTTGTATTGGTCGGTGCAACGTCCGCCAGTCTTGTTGCCGCATATCCTTGTTTCTGTTTTCTTTTTTTAGCGGCTTCGGTATCGGCGGTTCCGCCGGCGTCAATGTCTGCATTGGTAATTGTGGTTGCAGACGGCGCTACTTGTTTAATTTCCGGAGTGCTTACGCTTTGTTTTCCCCCGAATAATGCTGAACACATTTAAGTACCTCCTTTAAGTAAATAATTGATATTTTGTATTGACTCTTTTCTTGTTGGGTGCCCTGATCACCGGAACGGCGAATGTCAAAGCTAAGGCATCCGCATCGTTAGGGGATGGAATGCCTTTCTGTTTCATATATTCTTTTGACTGCAGCTGGAGTTTCCCGTCTTCTGTCGGTTTGATTTCTACTCCTGTCAGATCGTCCTGCATCTGCTGATCATCGGGATATGCCCCGCCGTTCGCAAGCCATTTTCTCATCTGGTCCCACATATACGCCCGCATGTTTTTACATGCCATATCGGGAGATTCTCCGCTGAATGGGATTAGGTTCCAGTGCCGTCCCATGGTTTCCCCTGCCGAATAGATTCCTGTGCCATAGCCCATGTCTATATTGACCGCATCGGCTTTGTATTCGTCTTGGTATCTGGCTATCAAGTTGGCTACGGCTATATCGTTGTTGTTTTTTTGTATTTTCTTAAGACGTTTTGCCATTAAGCCTTGTCTTAGCCATATGGCGGTGGCGTCATCTCCCATCCATGCGGGGTCTACCCCTATAATGACCGGGGCAAAATTAAATTGTTCAGGCAACAGGTTTCTTCCCCGCGCTTTTTCCGCCAGTTCTGTGGAAATAAGCTGTAGTGAGCTTGCGTTCGGGAATTGTCCTTTGACTCTGATTCTTACAAAGTCGCTGTCTTCTCCCCAGGTGTTTATCCATTGTCGTATGAGTCCTTTGTTTGAGAATGAAACGCTTCTTGAGTCTACTTGTTTCTGATTCCATAAGTTTCTGAATTTATGAAAGCAGTCGTAAAATCTACCCGTGTTTCTTGTTGGGTTCCCAAATGCACACCATATGATTTCTGTATCTTTATCTGTCATAGCGCCTTCGGCTACTTCCCATATCTGATTGGATATGGCAGAGGCTTCGTCAAAGAGTAAAAGTATTCTATTCCCTTGGTTATGCAAGCCTGCAAAGGCTTCGGTGTTGTTATCACTCCACGGGATGGCGTCTATGCGCCAGTTCTTTTCTTTTCCCGGTTCGTTTGCGAATATGGCGGTGGCTGTAGCTGTGAACAAAGGCCGCCCGATAAATAGGTTGTACCATTTTATGAGTTCCGGCCAGGTTTTGGTTCGGAGCTGTGTTTCGGTGTTTGCGGTGACAACTCCCCTGGTGTTTTCGTGTGTTGATATTGCCCAGAGGATAAGCCATGCGACTAACGTACTTTTTCCTATCCCGTGTCCTGACGCCACGGCTTCTCTGACAACGTTGTCTTTGATTTTCACGCCGTCTCTTATGTCTTTCAGTATGTCTTTCTGCCACTCTTCGGGACCGTTCATTTTTTCCAGCGGCCCTGGTTCTCCCCATGGAAAAGCAAAGTAGACAAATTTTAAGGGGTCGTGTGTGTATTCACCTAAGGCTTCGACAAGTTCAATGATTTCATTCATTTTTTATTACGCGCTCCCGTGCCGCTTTCAAAGCGTTTGTCATGCTTATTTCTCCTTTGACTTCGACTTCTCTTTTATCCCGCCAGTCTTCGGGTTTTCTATTTTTCAGAAAGAAGATGATTGCCAGTGTTTCCGGCGCCATCTGTTTTGTTGTTTTTTTTACTTTTTTCTTGCCTTCGTCATCTATTTCTATTGTTGTTTCTTCGAATTCATAGCCCACGGCCCTTTTATAGAGTGCATTTTCTACTTCTATGTCTACTATGTTTTTATTTTTTTTTAGGGCGTCTGCTATGTCCGAGAATCTCTTTTTCCACTCTGAAAGGGTGCTTCTGCGAATGCCCATGTTGTGAGCAATCTGCTCATCTATGAGTCCGTTTCTTGCCCAGGCTGCTATCTGCAAAAGTCCATCTTTTGTGCGCCAATATTCAAATTTTCCTTTTGCCACAGCAGCCTCCTTTCATCAAAAAAGGCACTCACAATGAGTGCCGCCGGAAATACAAAACCGCCCTTTCGGACGGTATCATAATGTTTTTTCATACTTATTCAACTTTAATTTATCACCTTGTCACGCATGACCGCAAGTGACATGTAGTGACACAATGTGACAGTTATTTCTTTTTTACGTTTGTAATTGTCACAAAATCTTTCCCGGAGTCATTAACAATAATCGGCGGCAGCCATTTTAGCCTGCGTTTCCCTTTCTTTTCTCCGTATAAAAATGTGTGCCAATGAGCCCTTCTTATGTGCATCGCCGGGGATTTATGATATTCACCCTGCGGCGGTGCGCTTTCGTGTTGCACAGATTGTCTAAGTTCTCTGATTTTTACGCCTACCGTTTCACCCACGTTAAGCAGTTCTACTTCGCGCGGAATGTCTTTTATCTTTCTTGACCGCCGGAAAAAGTGTCTTTTTTCGTGTTTTATATCCGCATTTACAGCGGACAGGTACAAAACAAGGTTTAGCCATCGGCTGATTGTTCGTTTGCTGTTTTTATAAAACGACCGCAATACTTCTCCATTTATTTCTTCGTCTTCATTCTCTACCGCCGGTAAATCTACTTCGTCAAATTGTTTTACCATGTTTTCTATGATTTTATCTATTGATTCACTCCCTGATTCCGGAAGAATTAAATAGATCGGAAGGATTACATTCCCTTTTTTGTTTACAACAAGAATCCTGAACTCAAAATGCCCACGATCATAATCAAAAAATACGAAAAATCCATCGTATTCCGCCCCATCGTTCGGACGGATATATATTGAGTATGCAGGAATGGCAAGCATACTCGTATCAAGTTCTATATTCACTTTAGCTTGTTTGTATAACTCCTCAGTCAATGTGGCGTCAAAGTCGTAGATTAACTTTGTTTTACGCCACGCCGCTAAGCATGTTATTGCCACGGCGTCCGCTATGTTTTCCATCTGTTCCTTATGCAGGTTTCGATCCAGCGCTAATTCAAGTCCCGCCTCAATCGGAATAAAAACATACTCATGCGGCCACTTATCTTTATACTCTCTATCCGCCGCTATGTCTTCTGCAAATTTCCATGCGGGCGGATAGAGGTAGTTGTATTTTTTCAGCATCTTCATCGGTGCCGAATTTTTTATATCAATCACGATTCGCTCCTTAGCTTTTTCAAAAAAGAGCAAGGATTTCTCCCTGTTCCTTTTTCTAATTTTCAAACCATATCACATTTTCTTCAAATTATCATACGCCCTTTCGGCATCCAGATACCAGTCATCTTGTTCGAATCCGCAATGGTTACATTTGAATCTCATAAGTTTATTCATGAATTCTTTATTGTATGTCATGCCCATATAACTTCCACAATATGGGCATTTTGCAATTGATCTGATTCTATAATCTCTTAACATAATTTTTACTGCAATATCTTCTCCCGAACGTCCTATACACATCAGAAACTCACCTCTTTGTGCTTTTTGGTTAATTCGTCTAATGCCGATTTGTGTATTCTCATCATCGTCCGGTAGTATTTGAAGTTATTCGTGACTTCAATTGTATGCCACGCCCAATTGAGCAGGTACCGCTGTCGCATGATTGTGTGTCGTATCGGATTTTTCAATTCTTCTATGTATATCTCTGCCTTTTTCAGCATTTTTTCATATTTCTTTTTTTCCCGTTCATAGTTTTCTTTTGCTGTTTCGTATTGGATAAGCACTGGCGGAACGGTTTGTATTGAATTTGAACCGCCGGAAATGTGCTCCGCCGGTAAGGCTCCGTTTACCTGTTCTTCGAGTTTTCTATATTCATTTTCCGCCAATTCCACTTTGACCGGCTGTACTTCTTTCAAATTATAAAAGAATTGTCTGATTGTCATTTTTTCTCTCCTAATGAATTCTCTCAAATTCATAATCTTCAAAATCTTCAATAAAACCACCTAACATCGTATTATGCCATTTGTCATTATATTTTATAAGCAGTTCTCCATAAGCAAATTTAAAAGTATAACATTTCCCATTTATACTCCTTCCTTCAAATTCCTCATTCTCTACTACTCCGATTCTCTTCATCAGCAATTCCATTACTTCTTCTTTTAGTGTTTTCATGCTTTCACCTGCTCCACATTTTCAACTAAAAATCCGTAATCTCTCAATTCGTATTTATCAAGCCAGCGCTGAACAACTTTGTTGATTTCTTTTTCAAGCTCTTCTCTTTGTTCTTCTGTGACATTTTCTAAAAAATCAAAGCGATATTCGCCATAAACAACATCTGCGTTGCACGCTACATCTATAATAATATTATCAACGTTTGCTGTTGGTTCTGGCCTCGAAAGTAGCGCAACATAGAAAAACTTATCATCACCTATATATCCATCAAAAACTTCTGAATATTGACATTTTTTTACACTCGCAAATTCCTTCCGTCCAGCTTCAATAGCTGCTTTCTTTGTCGGGTATGTCATATATCCGTTATAATTTTCTCCATCCAGTGACACTACCCATTCTTCTTTTTCTTGTTTCATACTTTCTCTCCCTTCACCACAAATAATTCTCCATCTTTTTCTGCTAAACAAACATTATCCAAATCTTTTAATTCTTCTATTTCCACAAAGGGTTGTTTTGGTGGTGGAAAATCTATACATAAATAGACCTCTCCCAACAGTTCGTACTTTACTATGAATCTATATCCTTCTTCGTATAAAAGCTTTTTTAACAGTAGATTTCTTCCTTGTGGTGATGTAATGCTGTGTTTTTCACAAATACTGTCCATCTCGTTTGTCCTCTCTGGTCTCCAAGCATCGGTCTATACGGCGAATGCTTTATCACTTCGCCAAATTTGAGTTGTGTTTCGTTCCATTTAAAGATTAATACCCCGTTTTCTTTCAGCACCCTGAATATTTCCGAAAATGCATTTTTGAAGAATGTTTCCCAGTTCTCAGGTAACTTCCCATACTTTATATTCAGCCAGGATGTTTTTCCTGCGCGGATCATATGCGGCGGATCGAATATGACAAGGTCGAATGTTTCATCTTCAAAATCCAGATCCGTGACGTTTCCAATATGGTTCGGTTCTATCCTTATTTTTCTTCCGCCGGAATATTCTTTTATCCCGGCACGGATGTCCTGGAATGTTACCATCGGAAGATCTTTTTCGTACCAGAACATTTTCCCACCGCAGCATGCATCAAGTATTTTCATTTCTTCCTTGTCCTTTTTATTTCCAATGTTCCGGTAAGTATTCCCTCTACAAAGCTGCTGTTGGCTTTTACGTCACTTCCGCCTGTTTTTATCATCAGTCCTTTTTCTTCGTTGAGGTAGAAGTTTTTTATCTGTCTTTTTTCTTTCTTGAAATGAATCGTGAAGTGTTCTCCTACTTCTACATTCAAGAGTTCCGCTACTTTTTTTATGTAATTCATTCTCTCCCTCCAATGATCATCACGTCTTGTTTTTTCAATTCTTCTATTTTTTTGATCCCAGTTTCATTTCTTTGATGACTACATCCAAAGCTACGATAGTATCGTTATTTAATTTTTCTTCTTCGTCTTCATCAACGTTTATCCAATCGCTTGTAATCCAGTAATTACCATTACTCAATCCATCTCCAAGTTTTTCTAAAATTACGAGTGCCTTCTCTAAAGTCATGTTCTGCTCCTTTTCAGATCTATTTACCCGTACTTCCAATACCGCCAATTCTACTTCCATCTGTTTTATCGCCATCCACCTTGTAATATCGATGAAATATTCCTTGTGCGATTCTGTCTCCTTTTTTTACTGTATAAGGCATTCCTGATACATTTCTAATTGGCAACATGATATGTCCTTCGTTGTCCGGATTGTTGTAGTAGTCTGAATCAATTACCGCCACATTGTTTGCCAAAACAATTCCATGCTTAACCGCAATACTTGATCTTATATAGATTCCCAGCCATTCATTTTCACACATATATGCTTTTAATCCTGTTGGAATCAATTTTATTTCGCCAGGTGTGATTACAACATTAACAGCACTTTCAATGTCATACCCCGCTGATTGCTTTGTCTTTCTCTGTGGAAAGTTTACATATTCATATCCGCTTACTTTTTCAAAACCTCTTCTCATTTCAGTTTCCTTTCTTTGTAAATCCGCTCTTCTTCATCACGTAGTTTTCTTGCCGCTTCGTCAAGTTTAATTGCGGCATACATGATCATGCTGATAAATATCACTACACTCGCTACGTCAATTAACTTATCCATTTCGTCCTCCTTTAAAACGGGATTTCTCCCTGCTCGTATTCAGGCGGGGCATATTCTTTGCTTACTGTCCCCATGTCTTCAAATTTCACTGGTGCGGAAAATTGCGTTACAGATGTTCCGCCGGAAAAGCCTGCATTCATTGATTGTTGATTACTTCCGATTGGTTTTGCAATCATATTTGCTACCACTTCTGTTACATACCGTCTTTGTCCGTCCGGCGTGTCATATGATCTTGTAGAGTACCGCCCTTCGATGAAGACACAGCTTCCTTTTGTGAGTTCATTTCCTACCGCTTCTGCAAGTTTTCCCCAGGCGGTTACATTGACCCAATCTGTTAAATCTAACGTATCCCCGTTCGCTTTTGTAATTTTCTTACTTACGCCTACGGAAAATGACGCCACGGCTTTCCCCGTTTTTGTTGCCCTGATCACAGGATCTTTCGCAAGGTTTCCTGTTATTTGTACTGTATTCATATTTACACCTCGTTCATCCATTCTTCCAGCCATCTTTCCGCTTCTTCTTTATCCATACATTCATACACAAGTAGATTTCCCTTGCGACTGTCTATAGCAAGATGAACAAGTCTATTTTCGTAATCATCTTCATAGGCACAATAGAACATTCCTTCAGGTTTATATTTCCCGTCTTTTCCTGGAACGGAAAAATGTAAATTGAAGAATTTAGTATTTATTTCTTTATAACTTTTCATTTTCCCTCCTTGTTCGCCGCCTCTATAATCAACACGGCAGCTTCCATGAGGTTTTCTTTTCTGTCTTTTTTTGAAAGAAGACACTGATTCACTTTGTTCAAAAGTTGAATCTCTGACAGTTCGTTTTCGTTTTCATGTACTCGATCTATGATTTCCAGTTCTTCTTCTGTCATCGCACTAAATACCGCGGTACATTTACCCATTGTCCATTTCACTTTCTGCCTCCTTAAATAAATTCCCTTGTGCACGATCTCCTGATATGTACTTTTTCGCTTCTTCTATGAGTATTTCTAAACATTCATCCAATTTCTCAAATATTCCGTATGGTATGCCGCCGGTAGTAAATTTAATATTCAGCGGATAGTCTTCTACTTTTACGAATCCGTATACCGTATAAGATTTTTTCTCTCCGTCTTTATAGCCAATTACAATCTTGTTTACCACAAAACCTACATGCTTTTTCAAAAGATTCGCGTCTCCCAATTCCGATAATGATTCGGAGAATTTAATAAACGCTTCATAAAATTCCTTTCTTGCCGGCTCCAGACTTCTTATCTGATTTTCTTCCGCTCCGCTGATGTACCCTATTCCTACTTCCGTGGTTATTTTTTTGATTTCCATATTTTTCTCCTTTCACTTTGCACCATTTGAAAACGGTTTTCTTTTTCTGCTGCACCTCCCTCGTCATTCTGTAGTATTGGTACGGGTACCCCTCCTGTGTATACCCATTTTCCACTTTTTCTATCCGGTATCCTTTGGGGGTACTTGGATTTTCTTTCCAATGCCTGGAGTAGATTTTATGTTTTGTAACCTTGGGACGTTTCAGATTGCGGCTGGCATTCCATCTTTTTTTCTGTACCGCTCCAGGCTCTCTTATAGTTTCGTCCGTTTCTTTACAGAGGTATTCTGCTAACCGTTTGCAGTCTTCCGGCGTTCCATCAAAGTACCGAAATGATCTATAGTTCAGTTCTCCCCATGGCCATTTCTCTCTTATGTCTTTTCTTTGGATTTTCATTGATGCATTGATCAGAAGGTGGTGGTGGATTCTGTGACCCTTATATTCAGTTACATAGATATACTTCAATTCCTCTTGGAATTTCCTGTACAGGTTTTTCAGGTTTCTTAGGAATTTCCTGATTCTGCTTTGAGCTTCTTCCGGATCAGGCGGCGGATCTCTGTACGTGAGATCCAACCTCCAGTCATCCCTTTGGAAATTTGTGAGAATGATTCTGTATAATTTTTCTTTTGCCCGCCTGGCGTTTCCTTTTTGTACGGCGGATTCCGTTTCGCTTTCGTTCGGGTTTCTTATTTTCTTTCCACCCAGCCGCCAGGTGTGATATTTTTTTATTTCCATTCCGCCTGGAAAACGGAAAATCTCTTTCATGTACGGCACGATATTTTCTCCATCGATTATTTTCTATTGTCGTTAAAATAATAGGAATATCAAGGTCTCAAAGAGGCGTTCCCGCCCCTTATTTTCTTGACTTTTTCCGTGCCATGCACCATAATTTATATAGATTAATTTGTTGCTTCGGCACGGCGATCGGGACTCTCACTTCCCGGTCGTTTTTTCTTTGCAAAATCTTCTAATTTCTTTCGGCAGCGGTTTATATACACACTGTTGAAATTCTTTTCTGAAATTCCTGCATTCCCCGTAGTGCTTGTAACAAACGTTCGCTTCATAAAAATGACAGCATACCGTCTGATAGGTTTCTTTCCCACAGAGCGGACAATGTGTATTTGTATAGACCTCTATTTCTTTCCCGCCGGAAAGTGTCAGTATTTTGCCCATGGGTATCTCTTCTTTACTTTGTGTTTTTTCTGTAATGTTTTTATTCGATATTCTTCTTCGGTTTGGTATATCGCTTCCAGTTCTTCTCTGTGTGTCTCTCTCCATACTTTTACTTCTGGACTGTACAGATACTTTTCAATGTTTCTCTCCATATGTTTTTTTATATCCGCATTGAGTCCGTGGAGTTTGAATCGGTGAGTTGTATATGACAGAGAAATAAGATTGTCTTCCTTATCCGCCCCGAAATTCCCTACATGTACATGATGGTGAATTTCTATGTTGTTTCGCAGCGGATATTCTCCAAGGCATTCATAGTACGTTTCCGCAAGATCTATGTCCCGTTGCTTGACCATATCGCAGAGTTTCTTGAACTCTGTTTTAGATAATTGAAATCTTGCCATGGAGTTTTTCCTCTTTTGCCGCCATATATCCCTCATAGAAAGCATTTTCTATTAACCTTTTCAGTAAATCGGTAATCTCATCATTTCCCGCTTGTTCTTTTACGTAGGACCTTGCTTTCTTTAGTCCTTTTTCTACCCATTTTTCATATCTTTTTTCGTTAAGTTCCATTTCTACTCCTCCTTTCCTTGCGGCGATTATTGCCCGACTATATTTCTTGTTGGCAACAATTAATTCTTTTAACGCTACCGATGTCAACGGTCTATATTGATCATCTACATCTTTTTTGTAGCAGAGTACTCCTGCTACACGGCGTATTCTGTAATTGCAGGCGAATACAAGCCTGCCGCCCATTATTCTTTCTATTTCTTTTTTCATTTTTTCTCCTTAATTGATCCACTTAATGACCGGTTCTTCGGTATATCCTTTTTCCCATATGTACCAGCAAAATGCGATAGCGCTGCTTTTAAATCTTTGATCGTTGTTTTTGTATGCAGGGATTCTTTTCCTGGAAACATAGACCGTCTTCAACGGACATTCCTCAAATAATGCCTGCCGCCCTTTACTTTCAAGAAATAATAACCGCAAGAACATACATACCTTTCTTCCCGGTTGTATGATTTTATAGGCATGTCTCACAAAGGCCTCTGCGTGTTTGTATGGCGGATTCGTTACTATATCGCCGTTCCACCCCCCCGCATATTTCAGGAAGTCTATTCCCGCTTCTCCGTACCCGCGGTTAATCAGATCGCTTGCCTTTCCCAAAACGCCGGCCTCATCAAAAACTTTTGCCAATTCTCCATCGCCACAGGCGCATTCCCATATGTTTTCCAGCGGTTCATTTTCAAGAAGTAGATATGCCGCTTTTTTATCCGTGGCATAGAAATCATTCTTTTCACGTTCTTCTTTAGCGTGATTAGAAGCTCCCAACCTGGTAAATATACTTTCACTTGCCATTACCTGATCTCCCTTACTCCAAACGTATCAAGTTCAAATGCAGGAATCCCCAATACACAGGACGCCGCGTATTCCTGCATGCACCCCATACTCTTTCGCCACATCCCGCACAGGATAATCGCGTCACACCTTTGCAGTACCGTCAGGCAGTCCTGCATCGGTTTTGCCTGGTGGTTTGGCGCATAGGCGTTCCAACCCCAATTGTGCAGCGGGGAGAACAACGTTTTGTGCGGGTACACCTCCTGAAGCGTTTCTAACCGCGCGGCTGCTTTCTTTACATTTTCTTCTTCACCCCCGTACGGGTGGGCTACATAAATCATCTGTCCTTCTATTGTTGGTTCTTTCATTTGTTTACCCTTTCCACTTTCACAATGATTTCCTGCCCGGGCTGTAATTCGCCGGGATCTTTTATTTTCTTTCTCTCCCTGATTGATATTCGCATTATCAGTCGGCTTTTTACATGTTTTTGATGTACGTATATATCGCCTCAAATGCATAGGATTTACCGAGAGCCCGATTCGCCGCGACCGTATTACCCTCTTCGTTATATTTCTTATAATTTTCATACTCATAATCTTGCGCGCCCTTATACGTCTCCTTCATCTTTTCTATTTTTTCCTTCAAAACACTAAGTTCTTCTTCTGCATTCACTGATTTCTCACTCCTCTACTTTTAAAAACCTTGACTATCTAAATCTGACTTTATTTCGCGGATAATGCATTCGATTTCGTGTCCCCACAAATACCGGTATGTTTCTTTGCATATTTCTAATATCTTCAGCACTATGTTCCAATCTTCTTTAGCCAGTGTTACGGTAAATTGTCTGTCATCCATTCCGCGCCTCCTCAACTCTGACTACAATCAACATTCCCGGCTGCAGGTTTCCTACATCCCGGATCCTGTTGTCTTTCTTTGCCTGCCAGACCAATTTTCGCAGGTCTTCTTTGTCCGTGGCAATTTCCCCACAAATGTCCCAGAGCGTGTCACCCTGTTTGACTTCTCGCCGATACTCGACGATCTTTGTTTCCGGGAAAAGTCGATTGTAGATTTTATCCACGTCCACATACATTCCCGCCCCCAAGACAATGGCGATGAATGCCATTAACATTTTCATTGCTTTCCCTCCAGCACTTCATATAAATCTTTGCCGTCGTACTCTTCCAGGAATTTATTCAGGCTTACCTTTCGTATGCGCCTGTTCCGCCGGAAAGATAATGCAGGAAGAAGTCCTGCGTTTATCAAGCTGCGGACGAACTGTTTCCCTGTTCGCAAACGCTCTGCCACCTCTTCTACAGATAACAGCCTGTCCGTGTCATCTTGAATAATTTCTTTTTTCATTTTTTATTCCATTCGTTTTCAAATTTGTCACGCCTTACGTGACATCTTGCTTAAAAAAAATAGAGATCATATTTGTTTCATCGACCCGCAAATAATTGCACATCTGCAGGATTTCATCTGAATCAAATACTTTTCTCTTCATCTTTTTGTAAAACGTTCTATCATTAATACCAAGCATTCTTGCCACATCTGCTTGTGACTTTCCACGTTCCGCAATAATCCCTCTTAATTTATTTACATCAACCATTGCTCTAACCTCCTTTCTTTTTGTCACTTCTTACGTACCAAATATACCATCATAAAAATCACTTGTCAAGATACTTTTTTCACTTTCAATTCCTTTTTTTATTGCATTGTGTGTAAATTGTTCATATAATGAAGTTAATAAAATGATTGGAGGTGTCTGATGTCTCTTAGTAAAAACATTAAAAAACGTCGGCAAGAAGTTCAAATGACACTTGAAGAAGTCGCTAAGATTGTAGGTGTTAGCCGGCAAACAATACAGCGGTACGAAAGTGGAATTATAGCAAGTATTCCGTCTGATAGAATTGAGAAACTTGCTGTTGCATTACGCACCACTCCAGCTTATTTAATGTCTGGTACATTGATTCGGGAAAACTCTACACCTTACGGTTCACCGTCACCTCCTGATTTAAAGGATATGTTAAAAAGCGGTACCATTCTTTTCGATGGTGTCAATCATCCTATTTCTAAAGAAGATGGAGAACTTCTCAAAAATATATTTTTAACAATTGCGGAGAAAAACAAGAAAAAATGAAAAGACTGCTTCCTACCGTTATCGATATTATTCGCAAATACGAAACGAACAATCCCAATGAACTTGCGGAACTGCTCGGCATCGATGTCTATTATGTAAATATGTCTCTTTTCTATAAACAGTACGGAATGAAAGCCGCTTATATGAAAGCCGGTTTTTTTAAGGGCATTATTATCAACCGGACTCTTTCTGCAAACGAGAGGAATGTTGCTTTGGCGCATGAGCTTGGACACATCTTTCTCCACCACGGCGGTTATCACTGGATGGAATTTCACTTGCTTGGTAAAGAGGAGAAAAGCATAAAAGAATTAAACGCGAATAAATTTGCTTTTCTTCTCATCTCCCACACCTGTCTTCGGAATCGTCCTTCTATGATAGATGGAATAAGGGATGAAAAAGTCTTGACTATTGAGGACACAACTAAATTACTGAATGAACTTTCCCTGTTTGATTGTTTTGCGGCAGGGCAGCAGTCTACCTTAGAAGATCACGAATGGATGTGTAAAATATAAAGGAGTTGTCTTATGGAAACTACAAAAAATCTTCCTTTCCCCCTTCTCTTTCAACGGTTTAAAAAACATATATTTTCTTTTCACGGCAGAAGCACCCGCCGTGAATTTTGGACGTTTTTTATTCCGCTGGCTGTTATGGAAATCTTATCCGTAGGGGTAGCCCTTGTTACGCTTCTTTTTTCCCGTCACCCAAATTACTTAGTCGGTATCCCTTTTGCGATTTTGTATGCAATTACAACCATCATTACCTATGCACTCTTTACAAGACGCCTCCATGATATCGGAAAGTCCGGGTATTGGCTTCTTGTATTATTCTTTTTAAACTATACCCACAACAATGTTGCTGCTGTTATAAACCTGTTTTACCTTTTGTTTTTATTATATTGGGCATCTAAATCTTCTGGTCCTGATAATAAATATGGTTCACAGTGGGAAGAAACAAAATAAAGGAGCAATTATGCATTTTCAAAAACTACTGTCAAAAAATAATACCTTATACACTCTTATATTACTTATGTTAATCGTTATCGGATTTCAGCAATGGCAAATTTATAATCTAAAAAGAGAGTTTTCTTATTTAGATAATTCTCGTGAATTATCTAAATTATCTACTGATATTGAAAATTTAAAATATAAATATGACGATCACGAATCATCATTAAATAATTTAGCCGCTGATATAAGTGATTTAAATAAAAAGATTGACGATATTCGTATTTCACTTATGGTGGGATTGCCATCCCGCAACTCAATTTATAAAAATTAAAAAGAGAGTTTTTAATTATGTATATCCGCAAACGTGGCAATAAATATTACTACACTGTAGAAGTAAAAGATGAAGCCGGCAACCGCAAGAAGATTGAGCGTGCCGGCTCTATTTCTAAAACAGAAACAAATAAGATGC